AGTTATACGCCGCAACATTGCATCGCTCTACAGCAGGACCAGCAGTCATCAGCAACCGCATAGACGGCATGATATCTAGATTAAGGACAGCATCCTGTAGTTCTTTGCGAGTAGCTTTGTCCAGCGAAAAATCGTTGTGTTCTCTTAGCCGCGACTCCATATAATCAAAGTAACGATTGACAGTCTCGTCCCACGTTTCCCTGCGCTGTTCGTTGTCTAGCCAACGTGAATATCTAGAAGTATGAATATACTTTTGATAGGGTGTTGGTAGTTCAGTAGCATTCATGTTATACTCCCTCTAGGTTTGGCGCAGTATAGTTTTCTGATTTCATAACCTTGCCATCTTCCCGATAAATAGGTTTACCATCTTCTCCTAACTTTGACATGTTAGAAGCATGTACTCTGTTGAAGATAGCAGTCATAGGCCAACCATAATCTACAAACAGCCCAGTGACAACATATAAAAGGTCCGCCGCTTCCTTTTTGATAGCAAGTTCATCGCCACTATCAATGGCGTCGGACAGTTCTTTTGCTTCCTCTTCAATAAGTTTCTTGCGAAGGTTAAGCATAGTTTTCGTTAGTTGGGTGTTATAGTCAAACACCGCATCAGTGATTTGACCAAATGATTCTTGAAATTCACTAACACTGTCAAAAAATGTAGTTGGTTTCATCATGGCAGCCCTCTCTTAAATTCTAGCTGTAAATCAACTTTCTGTCTTACTTCTACTAACTTTGTTTGATACCACAAAGCTTTTTTCAAATCTTCTATTGGTTTCCCTTTATACTCACTTCTAGAGTTGTACTTAATAATGTTTCCTTTTAGATAGCCAATAAATTCTTCTGGTGACATGGAGTGTTCGATAACATCAATAGTTTCTATACTATTTTTGTTATAGTGTTCTGGGCTGTTAACATTATCTTTAGTCATCTTTGTTTTCTCCCACTAACCATTCGTCATCTATTGTTCTATCACTGTACTTGAAGCCTTTTTTGTTACACCAATCACCGTATGTGGTTTTTGAGTTTTTCCGTATCTTTGTATTCGAATTCATGAACACAAAACGAATGTCTATATTCGGATGTTGCTTTCTAAATGTCAAATGTTTTGTTCTGTCTTCCGGTGAAAAAAATCCTTTTGTCTCTATGTAAAAGTTATGCTCTGGAACGTAGAAGTCTGGGGTGTAGGTTGTTGGATTAGGCACATACTCATAAGCATCAGGTTCGTACTGAAAAGTGATACCACGGCGAACCAAGTCACCAGCAACGCTAACCTCAAAGTTACTTCTGTACTTTGTTCCGGCTGCTCTTCGTGATGGTTGCTTAACTCTTGACATTTTTTGGCCTGTACTGATTAAATAACAAGCTAAAGCTATTAAGAATACTTTCTTTTATCTTAGGGCACTGGGTAGACATAGGGCTGTTCGTTTCGCTTGAAAGAAAATTTTCTTCGACTATTACTGTAGCACCTTTATCTAATTTTTCTCTTAATCTATCAATTTCTTTTTGTATTTTTAGAATACCCATAGCATATTCGTCGTCACTCCAATAGGCTTCCCTAGACATAGAGGGAGCCTTTTTTATTGTTACAGGCAAACAATTAGGCTGTGATCTGCGATATACCTCGCCGCCTTCCTTTTTTTCATTCTCCATGTATACATAGAAGCATTCTGGATTCTTAGATATATCTGAATTAAAAATTCTATTAACTATAATTACTGGCATCACCATCCTCCGTCACATACTTAGAATACCATGCCATAGGTGGGTAGGCTCTGTTTGACCCAAACTTCTCCTTGAGTTGCGCCTTCGGCCAACAATGTTCCTTAAAGTCACAGAAAGCACAGGTGGTCTTGAGAAGACGATTACCTGTGGTGTTACGGCGAATTTTCTCAGGCTCATCCTCTAGCTTCTGTAGCTTAACAGAAGGGTCATTCAGAACGGTCATGTTGTGTTCTGCAACAGCCAACGCGGCGGTTCTCTCTTCATCTTGAATGCTTGGCGCAGGACAAACATTGATCTCACCGGAAGATTTATTAATAACAATCCAGCCGCCAAATGGCTTGTTCTCAGCAGCACCGTACAGAAATCCCTGTACAACATAACCAAATGGATCGTCGTTCTTGACCTTGCCGTAATTAGCAAACTTATTAGTAAAAGCGTATGGGCTTGCTGTTTTAACATCCCAGACTGCCCCATCAATAATTACGTCAAGGGTACCATTTATTGTCGTACCGGCAATCTCAAGAGACACTGGCTTTTGTTTTGCTTCTACATTGATCCCCGCCTGCTCCATTTCCATAACAAGCAAGCTTTCCAACAAATCACCAAACAAAAATCTATTTATAGAGTTGTACTCCATCTTTTTTTCAACTTTGACGCCATCACGCTCAAGCTGTTGCTGACACAGTGGTTTGCCAAGTCCCGACATACGAGGACGCCACTTTTCCGGCTTTGCATTTCTGTTGAACTGTTTCTCAATGGCGCTTGAACATTCTTCACCAAATCTAGAGATAACCTCGGGGGAAAGTTTCCTCTCCCCCGAAATTACCTGCTGCAAGTACAGTTGCAGATATTCTTTAATCAGATTATTCATCTGACTCTAAAATATCAACAAGCTGTGCATCTTCAACTGCACCACGAGCCTCCTTATACGACTGTTCGACGTAAGAGTTGTGATTGTTGATCTCAGTCATGAACTTTTCAAGTAGAGGAACATCCTCTGCTGGGGCAAACTCTACATAGTCCTTAACGTCAATCTTAGCCTTGTAGTAGATGTTGCCGCCGTACTTTTGACGCAGTGTCGTCAATGACGCACGGGTATTGAACAACAGCTTACCCTGCTTTTCCAGCGCCTTGATCCACTCGGAAGCAGGCATGAAGTTGCTCCCTCGTGCATACCAAATAGTCGGCACTGGCTCTTCCACTTCATCACTGGTAACAGTCCCGTAGATAACTTGTGAACACTTGATACCAGCTTGTAGTGTGCGCTCTGGGTCTTCTGGAGACAACATTTCCAGTTCCTTCTTGCCCAGCTTTCCACAGCGAAGCCCACCAGTAGTGTCAAAGAAGTCATCACCAAAAGATGCCGCCTGCACAGACATACTGGAATAAGTGCGTTCAGCATTATCCCAAATACTGTACATGTACCTACGAATGTATGGCCTAAAAGTGACCTCCTTAGCGTAGCAGACATTTCCCGCACTATCTTTGAATTTCCACTGGCCTCTCGGTAGGCTGTTGCCTTCTTCGTCCTCAGTGTTGTGTTCAATTGACAGCTTCGGCATGAACTCAAGTGAAGCAACATCGTCCTTGCTCTTTTGCCCAATCATTTGCATGATTGCCGCATTATCAAGCTTGTCTGCTGTAACTAAATCAGACAGATTTTCTGTCTCAACAATAGCTAAATTACCCATGTATTAAACCCTTTCATCTTTGCAGACCTCTTGTAGGTCTGACCAATTACATCCAATTTTTAACTCTATACCAACAGGAACATTGTAGTCAATGTTAAATCTTGATTTACACTCCTCTTTTAGAGACAACATAGCTTCTTTCATAAGTTCAACACAAATCTCCTCTTCATCAGGGTGAACATCCATAACAATACTATCATGAACCGTGTTGCAGATCAAGCTTTTTATTCCTGCCTTCTTAATTTTTTTGTGCAGTGACACTAAAGCAATAGGAAGCAAGTCAGCAGTAGCAAAACCCTGAACAGGGTAGTTTTTAATCTGTGTAGAATTAGAGTATCCTCCTCCGGGGTATTTACGAACATTCGGGAACATATACTCTCTTGTGGAAGGTAACACAACCTTTTTTCTTACTAATGCTTCATTACATAATTCTTGTTGCCATTTTGCAACACCAGAATACTTCTCCAGAAACGCGGTGTAGTAGCGGCGCTCTGCCTCAGTGCCTGTCTTTCCGCCATATAGTGGCTTGAACGTATGCGCCTTTGCATCTTGGCGAGAAACACCAATAATTTGCGCTGTGTATGAATGCACATCGACCTTATCGAGTACATCTTGCTTGGCCTGTTCATCCTGTGACAAAAAGGCAGCAACACGAAATTCAAGCTGACTGTAATCTCCTTCGAGTATCTTTCCTCCCTCGAACCTACTCACAATGGCAGCACGAACAGGGAATGTACCACTGCGAGGCATGTTCTGGAAGTTTGGGTTACGAGAAGAAAGCCTACCAGTTGCTGTGATACATTGCATAAACTGAGGATGAATATACCCGTAGCGGTTTGTATTATTCTTGATGTTTTTAATAAAAGTATTGAGGTATGTTGCTAGAGCATTATACCTCATATACTTCTCTAAAAACTCTCTTTTTACGCCTGTTACCTGTAACAGCTTGCTCTTGATAGTGTTGACATCCGTCTTGAAACCATGAACCGACAGGTCTTTCTCGTTCTCTGGTCGTAGTCCAAGACCAGCCACCTCCTTCGTTTCATGATAGATGTTGCCCCTGCCAAAGCACTGTTTGCATTTTCTTGGAATGCCGTAGGTTCCATCCTTACGCACATACTCAACAGTCCCACGGCCACCGCAGTTCCCGCAATTGTGCTGTTGCGTTTTCATAAACGGCCTAACATTGGGGCGATAGTGCATAATAAAGTTTCTTGTCGTTGTCGTCCTGACAAACTTTTTTCTGCGCTTACCGTCACGCAATTCAGTTCCAAGATCAAAAATGTTTTTCCATCTTTTTTTATCCTTGACAACAACAGAATAAAAGAACTTGGACTTATCCTCTGCGGATGCAAGATTAATTGGAGTGTCACCACACAAGTTCTTGACAATGCGGTCTAAGTCTGCCTCCAGTTGCTTGTATTCTTCCTTAAATTGTTTTTCAATGACTGATAGTTTATCAGTATCAATCTTAATCCCGTGCGTTTCAACATCACAAAGAACCCTGCAAACTTCCATGTGCAGGCGGGTAACTGGCTCCATCATCGCCATTCCTCTATATTGACTTCTAATAACTCTGATTGAGCATAGGCTAAATCGAAGGTGGATGCAACGTCCTGTCTGCCGTACTCTTCAAGGACAGCCCAATCCATTTCATCTGGCTGTTTTTCCCACCCGTTAACAAGCCCTGCCTTTTTCTGCTGTACCTTTCTGCGCTTGCATGAAGCATCTAGGCTAAGTTCCCGTGCCATACCTCTGGCAAGCAAGTACTCAACTCCCATCGTATCCCATAGAGAGCCTTCATACTTGAAGCCACAGTACAGCAACCACTGCAAATCGTACTTAATGTTATGACCAATCAACAGGTCGGTCCTGTTGAGTACATCTTGCAGAATATCAAAGTTATTTTTGGTGGGTGTTTTTTGACAGTGGTAGAAACAAAGAT